GTTCTTCAAACTCACGTCTAATTGTTTTGGCCTTTTCATATTTGGCCATATAGCTTTGAGCTAAATCAATCATTAGGCATCATACCTGTTATAATAACCAACACCACCACCTGAGCCAGTTAGTAATGATCGCCTACCAGTACCCTTACGTTTTCTTGAAACAGTTTCTTCTAATGCTTCCTGCTTCATTTCTTTAGTCTTTACTTGCTCTTTAGCTTTCTCAGACTCACGTTCCTTTTCTAACTCAGGATCGGGTGCAGGTGTTCTTGGTGACCTACTTGGAAGACACATATATAACTCCTTTTCTTTTAGCCATAACTATAACATTATAATAACGCAACGCACAAACGTTACATTCTTGACCATAGTCCTTGTCGTCTTTGTTGCTTAGGTTGTCTAGTAAATACATCAAAGTCTGTGCGTGCATTGAATGCACTAACAGTTTTGAACTGACCCATCACTTGTCTACCCTCACCTGAGCCTAACATTAAATATTGTAATGCGTCATGTATATGTGAGAATCTATCCTTAGCAGGTTTGTCTTCATAGCGTTCACCTGATACTTGCATACGTCTATAGTGATAGCCACCCTCAAACCCTTTGATTAATTCTTTGCACCTGTAATCTATAAGTACACCTGACTGCCCATCAACCATACGTTGCAATGGCCCAGATACAGATTCAAGTCTAAGAGATACGTCATTACTATGAGTAGGTCTAGCTTTCAGACCTGCACCTCTAAGTATTTGGAATGGAGTGCTCTCATCAGTCTGTGCTCTAAAGTCACCTGCAGGATCACCAAATATATTAACTTCACAGTTAGCGTAACGCATTGCTATCTCTTGTCTAAGTAACTCAGCAAATCTAACTATACCCATATCAAAGGCTACAATCTCTTGAAGCAAAAGCCAACGCCCTCTTACCTTTTGCCCAAAGACTGCAGCAGGGGTCAAGCCAAAATCTAATCCAATAAATAAAGGCATACCATCTGCGACGGGTATCTCTTCGTTTGCAACATGGACATCTGTTCTAAACATATTGTACACAGGCTTGCCATCTTGGATGTGACCTAGTCTGTTCATAACATATACATCTATCCAACTCTTTGTCTTACCTTGTATCAAGTTAGGATAGTAACTGCCCATCATATGTTTTTTGTTTTCAGCTACAGGATTAGGATTATACTTTACTATTAATCCCTCTTCATCTTTATCTTCTAACATAGCTGAGGGTTGAGTATAGAACTTCCAGTTGTCAGGCTTAACAAGCATCCTAGATTCTTCAGAACTAATGTGATCAGGTATAGGAACTTCGCCTGCCATGATTGGCCACCAGTGATCTTCTTCGGGTGCGTTCGTATCTGCAATAACGCCAGTCCAAGTTGGCCCTCCGTCTCTCATAGATGGGTATCTACCAACACGCATAGTACATGCATCAATAATTGACTTAGGTATTTCCCTAGCCTCGTTAATCCATATGCCAGTTAGTTCTAACGAGAGGAGCTTCTTAACGTCTTCAGGTCTGTCGAGTGCAAGGAATATAACCTCCAACTCCAGATCACTCTTGGATATTTTGTGCGTATATGGAACTGACCAAGAGAACCTACCCCAATCGTCTTCCGGAAACCAGTCCAACCAAGTTTTAATCGTGGTAGTACGAAGCTGAGGATTGGTGTTTCTGATAATCGCCCACCTACTTTTGCGTTTGCCATCTGGTGATTTCTCCTGCATTAAGGCTCGTCTGAATACTTCTACACAGCAAGCCACTGATTTACCTGAGCCAACTGGCCCTCTTAATCCTCTGAAGAAAGTTTCATCCTTTAAAAAAGACTTACATACTTCTCCATCAGGTTTGTATTTAAAGTTGGTCAACTCTCATATCCTTGCCGACTTTGGTTAGTCTTTCAATAACATCAGGTGCTATTGCTGCAATCATTTTGTCTGCTTCATAGTCAGTACAGAACTGTTCGGGATAATGTTTAAAGTGTACTTGCTTAACTACAATACGAAGTATGTCTCTGTCTTCTTTGTTAATCTTATGAAGTCTCATTTAACAACTCGTGTTATATTATCAATCTGTTTCTTCTGCAAACAACGGCAGTACTTGTTATAAAAATAATTGCTTATCTTATTAAAAAATCTAAAAGTTTCAAAGTAAATATTAATCATTGTCCATCCTATGTGTAAGAGCGAAAGCTTCTCGTTTTGCTTGCAATCTTTTTGGGCTGTTTAGATACTTGTTTATTTCTTCTAACTGCTCTGCGTTTAGCAGCCGTAGTGGATTTGTATTCAGAGTCCGATAAAGCTTTAATTGCTTTCTCAGGTAGATAACGTTCGCCTGTTGCTTTACTCCCTTGTGTACTAGGTTTACCACTTTTGGTTCGCCATTTTTGTTTAGTCCAAGCACGCAGTGACCTCTGTGTTTTCTTTAACGCCATTTGTTATTAATCCATTTAACAGTTGCATAAACACCTAAACCTAAAAAAATATAACTGATTCCATCAAACCAAGACATCTCATGTAAGACTGTAACTAGGTCTGCTGTTATCCAGTCCATCAGGAAGTATAACCCCCACCTTTTGATTTATATTGTTTGGCAAGCATCTGTGCTTTTCGTGCAGACCATTGCCCGGGTTTACCACCCTTACCACCTGCCTTGATCCTACGGAAGATAGCTTTCCTCATAGTAGGTTTGGTGTAGTTGCCTGCTTCATTAACTGCCATTACTTCTTCTCTTTGTCTAAAGCTATCTTTCTTTTAGCTCTTATCATTACAGACCTTAACTCCTGCTTTCTTTTTCTTTCTAGTCCGTCAAGCTCAAAATCATCTACTTTCATTATCATCTTGTTAATATCTTCAGCTTCTTTTTTAGTTGCACGCTTGTTCGCTAAGTAAGCATTTATTGATCTGAGAGGAGTATTTAATAAACTTAATTTTTTAGTTTTCTTTTTTCTTTCAGCAATAGCTGTGTCCATAGCTACCATAATAAACTCCTTACTTTTTCTTCTTAGATGCCATTATCTTTTTCTGTAAAGCAGCAGGCAATGTCTTCTGCTTTGCAGTCATCTTCTTTGCAGGTGGTCTGCCTTTAGTCTTTCCATATGTTCCTTTACCCATTGGCATTATGCTTTCCTCTTCTTTGCTTTGTTACGTTTAGATATTGCCCTAGCCTTTGCTCTCGCATCAGCCGAACTCGATGCACCCCAAGCCTTGAGTGATAATAACTTCCTTGTTGGCTTGCCTTTGGAATCTCTATCAGGACCTTTGTTGCCTGCCATTCTCGCTAAGAAAGATGCACGCCTTGGATTGTCTCCACTCTTAACAGGTGCTTTCAATGTGCCTTTCTTATAAGACGCACGACCCTTTGCGTTTAATCCACCCTTGGGATTCTTGCCTGCTTTTCTTGTCCATGCCGGTGTTGCCATAGTTTAGTTATCACTTATGTTGTTTGATGGCTCAATGCACAAACGAACCTTTTGAGCAAATAATGTTTGTTGGGGTCCCCTGCCATGGTGGGGTGTCGCAGTTTTTACCCCCCTACCCCTCACCTAGGTCTATGGAAACACGAATCTCCCCTGCGTGGAGATGCATTTGCTTATCAGGAGCCTTAAAGCCTGCCCTGTCAAGAATGTCTTTACTAGCTTCTAGCTGTACGTACTCAGACTTGGCTCCCTTAGCCAATGCTAGTACCCTTTGACTAGCTATCGTAGCACTCAATCCAATAGTCTCTGTTATCCTAGACATCATATACTGTTGCACATGGGGCAGTCTCAAAGTCTTGCTAGCCGTCACTCTACCACTTTCACCCTGTGCATATCCTGCCTGCAGGCTAGCTTCTTTGATGCTACAACCATTTGCTACGAGTGTATCCACTAGCAATGTCTGTTTCTTAGTCAATTTACGTTCTTGTAGCATCGAGAAACCCCCCTGTAATCCCCCCTTTTAACCACGCTACAAGAACTATTGTCAATGCACAAATGCTCAGTTTATTCTCACTCATGCACAACTCATTCACAACACTCTCTTTGCTTGCACTTAGCATTTACTCTTGTGACGAGTCCATTGATAAATCAATGCCTTACTAAAGTTGTTTACGTTCTTCCCGTCACCTTTGTTTAGCACCAGTGCAATCAACTCCATTTTATGTCTATCACAACTTTATGTACTTACAAGGGTAAACGTTGCGAGTTCCTCGCCCTTGTAAGTATAAGTCGACACTTCTCAAGTGAAAGTGGAGTCGACTTACCTAAGTAGGCAGAAAGCCGTGATCGTCATAATGTCATAAAGATTGCCATGGTGGCAGTCTAAAACAAAGGAGACTTAAGATGAAGAACTTAGTAAAAAACTTTAGTAAAGAATTCGATGCGAATTATGAAGACTCTACAAGACCAAATGCAAAGTACGCAAAGAGATACTCACTACTCTCAATACTAGATCAACTACAATGGGTAATCTCAACAAAACATAAAGACGCTAGTAACTACCATGCACAAGCAGAAGAGATGCTTTCTACTTCAGCAGGTGATACTTGGGAAGAAATCAAAATTCTCCTCTTTCCCCTTCAGATCGGAAGAG